TGCCTTATCTGATTTTTTAGATTCTTTTTTACTCGTCAACACATAGACATCATTTTCATTTTCCCCGCTTCTATGCTGAAAAGATATTAATACATCTGTTTCTTTCATATTATCCCAATAACATGGGATTATTTAAAAGTCAAGTGTTTTGGATAATTTTCTTTTTTGCCTGTATATTTAGAATCTGGCGGTGGCACATATCCATTCTTTACTTTGTCGCGGTACAATGCGCCAAGCACAGCATTTTTCGTCGTATCAAATATTTTTCCAATTTCGCTCATGCTATTATTATGTGCTAAATCTTTTACTTGATTTAATTTTTCGTCAGTCCAAATTTTTCTTGTCATTTTTAATCCTTTCTACTTATCCTATATAGTTGAGATAAAATGAAAGTCAAGTTATTTTTTTTCTTGACTTATAAATTAATGGGATTATATGAGAATTAAGCGTTAATGCTAGATAGAAATATCAAAGGGCATGGTAGGTATATCTGTAAGTCCCTCTTTTTTTAGAAAGGAAATTATGACAGAAGAATTATTCTGGAAACGCGCGACAAATCTCTGGAAAATGATTCATAGCATTGAAGATGATTTAGTGTATAGGGTTATGTGGGAAGAAAAACTAAAAGAATTGATGAAGAAAGGAGTTACAAATGAACATATTTTTTCTAGACAAGACACCAGAAAAATCAGCGGAATATTTGTGTGATAAGCACGTACCTAAAATGCTGTTGGAAACGGCTCAAATGCTGTCAACGGCAATACAAAAATATACGGGTGAAATAGAGGAATTATACAAACCCGCATATCCCAATCACCCCATGACAAAATGGGTTGGATTGAACAAGAATAACTTTCAATGGGCGTATGACAACGGAAGATCAATTTTTTCCGAGTATGTTGAACGATTCAAGCCATACCACAAGTCCATTGACATTTTAAGGCACATTCAAAATAATAAATCACTTTACACACAAGACATACCAGAGGGGGATTTTACAGAACCGCCACAATGCATGCCAGATCAATATAGAAATAAGAATTACGTAACTGCCTACCGTGATTATTATAAAGGCGAAAAAACTTTCGCCAAATGGGAAAAAGGTAGATCACAACCAGAATGGTGGCAATAATGACAAAGTTTGAAATCCCAGAATACTATAATTATTCCAAACCTGTTAAGGATAAAAAAGAAGATTTAGTTGAACGAAAATGCTTTATCTGTGGCACAAAGGCAAACATGGAAAAGTTTCAAAGGTATTGTAGCGTTCATTGTCGAAGTAGAGCGACAAGGCTGGATAATTAAATGATTCATCCTTTTGATTTTATATGGGGAATAGTAGAATATTTTTGTGTATTTTTTACTTTTTCTTGGATTTTATTTCAATTTTACAGAGTAGGACAACTAGCTGTCAGATTCTTTAAATTTGTCATTAGTAAGTGATTTATCCTCTATTTCTTTAATCTCAACACCTATAGCTTCACCGTTAATAATATTGTGATCGCGGATCTCCTTGAGTTTCGCTTCGAGTTCTGGTCTGGTCATGTTATCCAATGAAGCTGTAACAACCTCTTTTCTGTCTACATAGAAGCCTGCCAACTGACCTCTGCGAAATTCAGCATTGACCGCAGGCCCTAACTGTCCATTCGTGACAGCAGTATCACGCAACCTGGCCAATTCTCTTGCGTGCCTAACAAAATCAATCTTACTCGCTTCGGCATATTCCTTTTGCAAATTTTCTATTGCTTCAACGACCAAAGGAAACATCTTGGGACTCCTGAGATTGCAGGCAATGTTTGTCGCTGATTTCTCCGAGTACCCCGCTTCTTTGGCACAATCTGTCGGCGTCATTCGACCATTGGACTTAACAAATAGATGAATAAAAGCCCTTTGCTTTGGCGTTATTTTATTTACGTTTCCCATTTTCTGTCATTATAACACATCTTTTTAATTTTATATATATATTTTTAAAAGTAAATATATATATAATTAATCAATTTCCACTCAAAAACCTCATATAGGTTATGTAACCTAATTGTTATAAGTAACCCTATATGTAACGGTATTATTGTTATATTTCAAGTAGTTGAAGCTAAAGTTACATGGTTACATCATATTTGGAGTTTTTTTATGTTTTATATTTTCATTTACTTTTGAAAACTCTATATAAAAATAAGAATGGCGGTTTTCTGCCATTCTGTAAGTAACCTATAGTACCACTCACCCTCTAAAACCTCTCTCACGAGCTTCTATGAGCTCCTTTTTCCGTGTTGCGTGATCCGTCAAAATAGAATAAAGTACCATGTATGAATCGCAAGGACATTAAAGACCTATATGGCGACGACGAACCCGAAATGCTGTTCGCCGATGGCTATGACAAGGCCATTGCCGGCGTCGTATGGGACGGCGAGCGAACCCGCGTGGTCTATGAGACAGAGAAAATTTTGTCCATTCTCATGGAAGATGGCATGACCTATGACGAGGCGAGCGAATATTTCGATTTTAATGTTGCGGGATCTTACATGGGAGTGTATACACCATTATACTTAGAGACATGAGAAAGAATGATAAAAGTAAAAAAACACAGACTTATTTACAAGAAGCGAAATCCTATCGCACAGGAGGTGCGGTCGAATAAGTACAAACCGAAAGTTGTGCCCGACAGGCACAAGGACAGGAAGGAAGAAGAGAAATGGAAGGAAATGATAAACTACCTGAAGAGCCTAAGTTAAAGTACCCTTTGGTCCTTGTTTCGTGGTTCGACGCCAAGGATGGAGGATCCGGGTGGCACTCCATCGAGGACATTCAAAAGGAAAAATTGGCCATCTGCTATTCGGTGGGTTGGCTCGTATTAAAGAACGACGATAGGACCGTCGTGATGGGAGACTATTCCAACGAGGAGAACGCGCATGACGGTGGTCGTCATATCGCCATACCAAGCGGGTGGGTGAAATCAATCATGTACCTGAAGCATGACTATAAGGAGAGCATATGAAAGACAAACCAACAAAAGAAGATTTAGCGTTCGTTGAACAAATGGGCGTAGGGGAAACCCAAATTCAATATAATAAAGATTATACAACAGCAAATTTAGTTTATAAAAGAGCAGAAGATAATCATATGGGCATTCCACTAGAATGGTCAGATAAAGATTGTTTAAAAACGGTATCTGAAGATATCGAAAATGCGATAAAACATATAAAAGAAAATATTGATGATAATTTCGCAGAGGGTATGAGCACGATAGAGAATATTCCAGATATTATCAAATTGCATATGTCTAAAGATGATTTGTTTATTATTAGAGATCCAGCAAAAAAGAACTATGAAAAATATTTAAAAAGGAGAAAAGAAAATGGACATGGACAGACTACTACAATCAGTTAAGAAACACGAAGGGTATAGAAACAAGGTTTATCTCGACTCATTGGGCAAGAGAACCGTGGGCGTAGGCCACCTCTGCGTGGAGGACCATTGGGAGGATAATAAGGAGTATTCCGAGAAATACCTCATGAAAGTCCTAAAAGACGATTTAAAAAACGCCATACAAGGCGCTGAGAGGCTTTGTAGCAAGTGCCCCGACCTAGATGACCTGGCAAAAGAAATCATCGTGGAGATGATATTTCAGTTAGGCGAGACGGGTGTGTCGAAGTTTCGGAACATGTGGAAAGCTCTTGATGAGATGCCACCACAATATGATGTGGCCGCGACAGAAATGCTGGACTCGAGGTGGGCGAAACAGACTCCCAACCGGGCAAAGGAGATGAGTGATCACATGCGGAGCCTGGCGTGACGTTAGAGAAGCTGGAGAAAGAACTAAAGAAGCTGAAGGAACGAATCAAGGAGCTAGAGAAGATTATTAAGGAAGAAAAAAAAGAATATGACTTCAATAAGTGGGAGGGAACAAACTGATGGAGTTTATCATACTGACATCATTGGTCATAATCATTGGATTGCTTGGCTTTATTGCCCTCATGATCTTTATCATAGGATATAATATCGATAAGAATAAGCAGTGAAACCTAAAGTAATTCACACCAGAACTTTTTCCTGCGACGATGACCATCCGATTGTGTGGTACACCTTTGATGAGAATAACAAGGCGATGTGTGAATACTGCGCTACGCAATTCATGTATGAGCCGAAAGATTTCTATACTAAGGCGCAAGAGGAGAAAGAAATTTTGGATATATCGATGAAAGAATCCATTCGGCAAAAGCAAGAACGAACTCCATCCGAGGAGATGCAGGACGAATTAGAGCCTATTGAATCCCAAAAATAAAAGATCTTGATCCCATCGACCTTTTAGGTATATAACGGAAAGTTCACCCCTAAAAAACCCAAAAGGAGAAAAAATGACTGAAAATGATATGGCGAAAATGATATGCTACTTGGCCGACAGAGTAGAAAAACTCGAAAAAGAACGATGCAAATGTAATGACGACAAGCCAGGAGTAGGACCGCCAGATATTTTAGACACAGTTTCTCCCACCGTGACGTACAAGACGAACTATGATGAGGATGAGGAATGCATTACCTGCTCGGCTTAATAGAGCATTGGAGCGGTAGAATTAACGTTTGGGCGTGGCATAAACGATGGGGCAAAAGACGACAAAAATTATTTTCGTCGAACCTTAAGTCCTAGTCGTACTCGTCGTCTGTTTTTTCTTTTCTTTGAACCGACTTTTCTCCGGCCCTTGTGGCCTTTTCTCTTTAGGTCTGCTTTGCTCATCTATTTTTAATTGTTTGAATATTTCGTCCATGATATGTTTATATGTATCATTGCGCGGTTTAAAATCATCTTGTATCAACTTATGAAGGATGACATACAGAATCGTTCGGGGATGGTCCATGTCCATTCCAACTGATCCCATTCGTAACTTGTCATCATCCCCCTTGTTGCGGTGGATGAGTTCTTCGGTGTACTCCCTTATTTTGGTAGCCACGTGTTCGCCCATCTCTCGCATGGCGACTTTGAAATCT